ATATTTTTGGTTCTTTAGCGTTTCTTGATCTAATTTTCTAGAAACTTCAGTAATCGTAGATAGAACTGCCTCTGCCTTAGATTGAGGAAGTTTACTATTTTTTAATACGAACTCATAAAGTTTGTACTCCTTGGCTAAAGTAGATTTGTTACTATAAAATTTTTGTAATATCTTGACAGCTTCTGAATCTTTATTATCTAAAGTATCAGCTGCTATTTGCTTAACAAGCAGTTCAAATATAAGTCCAGTATTACGATACTTTGAATGTTTTATCTTCATTATATACGTTTACTATTATAAATATGTATTATTTACCTAAATCCTTGATATTGTTTTCATCTAATAGTTTAGAGTCGTCTTCCCTATTTTTTTTAAAAACTATATCTTTAAGCATATCTTTATTTTGAAGGTAAACTGTTGAAGTAGACGTATTTTCCATAACATTGTCATTATCCGATGGATATCCACCTTTCATGCCTTGCTGTCCTAAAGGATCTCTTCCTCCTAATGCATCATTAGTTCCGTAGATGGATGCTTTTTCTACAGGTCTTCCGCCTTCAGGTCCAGGTTCACCCCAATCAGGGGCATCTTCAAAACCAGGAGGTACCTCTCCAGCACTTGCTCCTTTAGGAGTAGAAGTAGATCTTCTACCGTACATTGAAGCTAGATCGTGTGGTGTACCGTATGTTGTTCCAGATTTAGCAGGATCATTTCCTTCACCTTCTATTTGAGCTAATCTAAACATTCTTTTAGAATCTTCTCTTACTAAATCTCTCATTTCATTATACTTGTCTTCAGACATATCGAAAATACTTTCGTAAATATAATCAGATGAGAATAATTTAGTATCTTTCATTTGATTAGCTAAATCTATCTTTTCTTTAAGTAAAGCTATTTTTTCTTGTTCGAATATAATAGAAGGAGTAGTTAATTTAATTTCAAAATTAGTTAAACTTTCTCCTGTAAATCCTTGTGAATATAAATGTACTAATGCAATCTTAGTAAGTTCTGATTCCATTATTCTTTGAATTCTCTCTACTGTTCTTGCAAATCTAATATCTTCTGCTGCTAAGGTAGCTTTACCACTCAATTCACCTTCATACCCGAAATACGCTTTTGGTATCTTTAATGCAGCAAACATTTTACTTTGTAAGTATTGAACATCTGTTACTCCATCATAATCTAAACCTTTAGTAGTTTCAATCCTAGTAGCAGTATCTCCTCCTCTAACTGGAAGGTAATAATCTTCCATCATATTCTGAAGGTTAAACTTCAAGTTATATTGACCGTCTGAGTCAACATAAGGAGTTTTTTTCATTTGATTGATAGTCTTTTGCATAAACTGCTCTACCTCATTAGGTGGAACGTTTCCTACATTTATATAGAACATTCTCTTTTCAGGAGATCTCATTATACGATGAATTAACATCGCATCTTCCATCAATGTTACTTGTTTGTAAATTTTTCTAGCAGGTTCTAAATAAGATCTTCCGTATGGTAAATAATGTGAATCAGATATTAATCTAAAGTGAGCTATTTCATAATTATCAAAATCTACTACTCTATCATTATTTTTTCTTTTAGGTAAATAATTAGGATTTTGAGTAGTTGCTAATCCATCAGGATCTAATTGAAAAATTACTTTAGCAGGATTATCAGGGTCTTCTCCTTCTCTTCTAACCATATTATATACAGTATACGGTAGAACGTTATAAACTCCAAATTTTTCAGATATTTCTAATTTTAAGAAGAAATCACCGTACTTACACATATTTCTGGTCCAAGACCATAAGTTAAATTCTATATTTAAAACATCATAAAATAAGTTGTAAAGTACTCTTTGAATATTTTCATCAGAAGATTTTATTGCTAAAATCTCTCCTTGATCATTTTTAACAGTAGATTCATCTGCTAAAATATCTAAAGATGAAGCTATAATAGGATCTGTATCCATTGCTTCATAGTCAGAATATAATTGAATTCTTAAGGTTTGATAGTTTAAATTAGGATTAAATATATTTTTATTGTTGTAAATATATAATCTTGTAAATCTATCTATAAGTGAATTTGTTTGGTATCTACCTGTTGTCTGAATTTGATTGACATCGGCTATTTTTAGTTCTTTTCCTCCAACATTCCTTATAACAACATCAGAAGAGAACAATCTTCTTAATCTACCAAATAATGATTTATCTGCCATTAAACGTTTAATTTATATATAAATAGTCTATTTTAATAACCAAGTGATATCTTGCTTACCACCCGGCGTATCTATAATATACGGATTTTCTTTCTTAATTCCAACTGTCTTTATAACAGCTTTATTTCTAGCATTTAAATTACTAAATGAAGAAAGTTGTGCTCTAGCTAGGTCCATCCCTTGTTGTCTAAGTCTTAATGCTGTATCTCTTACATATAGAGCAGATGCACAAGACATTACTAAATCATCGTTATATCTATCTTGAGCTTGAGCTTTACCGTTTTTCCATATAAAAACTCGCATTTCTTGTAATAACCTTTTAGATTGAAAAGTTACAGATTTTTCTCTAACATACTCAATCATCTTAGCTATCACTAAAGGTCTAGTTCTCATAGACATAGTGAAACCAGGTACTAATTTATCTCTTTCGTACTTATGCATATAAGATTCTACTGTATCCATTTGATTGGTAGGGCTGTAGTATAAGTTTCTATACTCTCTTTCCATTACTTGTTCTATAGTAGCCCACCCAATATTTGCATTTTCTACTACTAATAAAGCATCATTATATTCTGCAGCGATAGCTACTAATACATTACCAAAATCTTTAGGAGATATCTTACCTTTGTACTCTGCTACTTGAACACAATTATCTATATCAAATACGTGAAAAGCAGAATAATCTGTTGAATCTCCTCTTGCTACGTCAGCACATACCATATAAGATTTAGAATAATCAGCTTGTTCCCACACCCATAAATTACCGTCGACACCTCTTCTCTCCATAGGTTCTTTTTCATATGTTTGCTCGTAATATCCCATATCTTCTGGTTCAAATACTGTATCCCCTGATGCTAAGAAATCACAATCACATTCCTGTCCAGCCATCCTAGGACCTAAATCTGAGTCTTGTTGTTCTCTCCATTTTTCATCTCTTTCAGGATGTACTGTCCATGGTAATCTTATAGGACAAAAGCTATTTTCTTGAGTTACTGCTTTTTCCCAAGTTAAATGAAACCAGTTACCTACACCATTAGGAGTAGATAGAGCTAAACATTGTCCACCAGTTGCTAGTGTTTGTTGTGCAGCAGTAAATGTTTCATCAATATTATCTATAAACGCTGCCTCATCTATTAAAAGTAACGATACCGCTTCAGATCTAGCAGCATCAGCATTCGAAGATTTTGCAGCTATTCTTGAACCATTCTTCAATCTTAACGATAATTTATTCTTTTCAACTGAGGGTAGCCTTAACCACTTAGGTAGTTGATCGTACATAAAAATTACTTTAGTAACCAAGTTTCTTGCTGTTGCTTGAGTAGTTGCTAAAGCTAGTACGTTTTTATCTTTATGAAATATCATTAACCATAAAGAATAAGCAGCAGATAAAGTAGAAATACCTAGCTGTCTAGATTTAAGTACTATGTTATACTGGTTATCTTTAAATAAATGAAGTATTTTATCTTGAAAAGGATATAAATTAAATAAAATTCTACCTCTAGTAGGATGTTGAATATAGCAATACTTTCTCATAAAGTACGCCGGATCTTTAGCGCACTTAAGATATTCTTGTGCGATTATTTTTTTTATATCTTGTGCCATAACTATTTAATCCCACTTGTAAATATTTGCGGACCTAATTGAGAATATCTTATAGGAGTGCAAAATCTAGTTGGATTTTGTTTTATATAACTAATAGTTTTATCATAATCAAATGATAGGTAATTACCAAAATTAAATGCAGTATCTACAAATATAATATGTTTTACTCCTTCTTTAAACCAGTAATTTGTAAAGTATGCTATTCTTAGATCAACACTAAGGTTATCTAAGTTTTTAATAGTATTTACAGCTTGTTCAGAATATACTTGCTTGAAATCATCTTTTAAAGCTGCTATTACAGTTTCTTTATTTACTCCTTTTTTAAGTAAAGCTGAACATAAAAGTTCTGGAGCATTGTATAAATTAGTAGCTTTTATTTTTTCATCTTCTATTTCGTTTGCAGCAGCAAGTTCTAATAATTTTTTACCTCCAGTAAATTCATGATCTCTTTTTCCTAATCTAGCTCTCGAACCTTTAACTTCTAAATATCCATTCCAATTTAAATCTCCAGCTTCTCCTTTCATCATTGTAACATCTTTACAAAGAGTAGCTAAGCCTAATTCAGCTTTACCTACACCTCTTCCACCTTCCATCCCTCCTAACCTAATTAACGCATTTGCTGATTCTGCTGATATAATCGAATCTAAAGCTGCTACTAAATTACCGCTAGATCCTAAGGAACCAAAACCAGGTAATTTATCGAGGTTTTCCATATATTTTTCTAAGTCTCCATTTTTGGATAAAATATTAAATATTGCATCAGGAGCATCTGTGTCTTCTAAAGTATTGCTATCAATATTTTGTTTGGCTATATATTCATTGAATGGAGCTCTAAATCTTCTGCTATTTACATATCTATTGAGATACTCAACCGCTTCAGGATCATCCTTAATTTTTGATATATTTACTTGTAACTGAGCATAAGGAGATTCGGTTTGTTCTACTAATCCACTTATTATATTATCTAAGACAGCTTTATCCTCCGGATTATTTATATCCGGTGTACCTGATTTAGATCTCCAGGCCCATTCAGTATATAATTTATCTATTACGTTCATTATGCTTCTGGTTCTTCTCCAGCTTCAAAGTCGATAGGTTCATCTGTTAAGTCAGCTCCTCCTT